ACCGGGCGTCCACGATCAGCTTGCCGTCCGCGATCGTCATCCAGCGGCCCTGCGGGTACTTCGGGCACGGCCGCTCGTAGCGCTCGGTGACCATCACCATGTTGTCGGCCGGCTGGCGGTCGGTCGGGATGTCCGAGGTCGACGCGTTCGGGGTCAGCGGCCCGCCGCAGTAGCCGGGCGTCTGCTTGACCTCGGAGATCAGCCGCGCGCGCTCGGTGGCCCACCAGGGCGAGGTCTCGAACTTGGCGCCGGCCTCCCAATAGCACTCGTTGCCGTTGAGCACCAGCAGGCGCACGTCGCCCTGGCCGATCCACTCGCCATCGACCTCGACGTAGGGGCCGATGTTGCGCTCGTAGTACGGGATCGTGTAGCTGGCGCCGCCGTGCGCGACCGCCGTCTTGACGGCGTCGATCGAGCAGGCGCGCATCCGCCACTGGTCGTAGCCGTAGATCGAGGCCTTCTCGGACAGCTTCGCGGCGCCGGCGTCCTCGGGGTCGTTGGTGGACGGGTCGACGTTGAAGCCGGGGATGCGCTGCGTCGCGGCCGAGACCTTGTCCTCCACGATCGGCCGGATGAAGTTGTAGGTGTTGCGGACCTTGTGCGGAGGCTTACCGCCGCCGCCCGCGCTGGTCACCGTCTGCGTGAAGTTCAGGTGCTGGCGCTCATCGATCCACCACCACGTGTCACCGCGCTCGAAGCGCATACACAGCCGCCGCTTGGCGGCGTCGCGCTTCATCACCATGCGCCCGCGCTGCAGGCCGCCCTCGACGTCGGGGGGCACCGGCAGCGGCGCGCGCACGACGGGGGCGCGCGGAGGCAGATCAGCCGGTGGCGCGCTCATCGACCTCCGCCTTCATCGCGTACTCGGCGAGCTTGTCGCGGCTCATCCAGAACGCCTCATCGTCGTCAGGCTCGACCGCTGGCGGCGCGTATTCCTCGGTCCGCCGAGCGCGCGCGGCTTCGTCGTGTTCCAGGACCGCCGCCGCCGGCGCCTGCAGGCGCTGGCAGAGGCGGTCGACCTGCGCGGCGTGGCGCATGACCAAGAAGGCGATCAACACCAGCTCGGCCGCAGCGAGGACGCCGAGCACGATCACGCGGCGGGCTTGCCCTTCGCCGCGGGCTTCTCCATCAGACGCTCGATCAGCGCCGCCTGGCGCTCCATCAGCATCCGCATCTGGGCCATCTCGGCCTCGCGCTTGGCGTCGGCGAGCTGCAGGTCGCGCAGGCGCTCGGAGTCCTTGCCGACCATCAGCAGCTTGTCCTGCGGGACGCCCGAGACGTTCGGGTAGACCGGGCGCACCTGATCGGCGACCTGGCGCGGCTCGCCGCAGAACTCGCACTGCGCGTCCGCGATGTCGTTGAAGCGGACGTGCGTCACAGAACGCTCGATGCCGGGGATGTCGCCCCCGTTGTCGAAGTAGCTGAACTGGACCAGCGTCGAGATCGCCTTGACGGCCTGCTGCTTGTGGCCGGGGCAACGCCCGTCCGAGCACGCCGCCCACGCGTCGATCAGGGTCTCGGTGGCGGTCGGCATCAGAGCGTCAGCCCCACGACGGCGCTGTCGAGCGCGGACTTGAGCGAAGCGACCTGGCTGGCCCCGAGCGCGTAGGCGGCGCCGTTGAGGGAGACGACGGCGCCCTTCGGGCTGCCGGCCACCTGGAAGTACTCGACCGGGTCGGACTCGATCACCTCGACCTGGCCGAGGTCGTCGTACTCGGGCACCTCGACGTCGGCGGTGCGCCGGTGCACGACGCCCACGGTCACGTCGTTCGACGTGGTGTTGAGCACCAGATCCGGCTGCGGCGGGTCAATGACTTCCTCGCGGGTGTCGGCCTTCGTGGTCTTCGTCTTGTCGGCGGTCTTGGCGTCGGTCATCAGGTCCTCCTGGTTCAGCTCGGCATCGGGCCGGCGTCGGTGGTTCCGCCCATCGCGAGCGCGAATGCGGCCGGCGCGTGATCGGGCCGGTAGTGGTCGGTCTTGGGGCGCGGGATCGGCTCGGGGTCCTCGCCCAGGTAGACGACGCCCGAGGCGATGCAGTCCGAGCGCGCCTCCCAGCTCAGGACCGCCGCCATCGCCGCGTCGATCTTGCGCGGCGAGCCGTGCGAGTCCTTGGCGAGCGTGTGCATCAGACGCTCCTTGTCATCGAGCACGGTCAGCATCCGCCGGCGCGCGTGGCGGATGTGCTCGGCGAAGACGGGGTTACCGTCGTGGCTGACGTCGCCACCGCCGACCGCGTCCTCGTAGTTGCGCACTGCCCACGCGATCGGGCGCGGGCGGTTGGTGTGCCAGACGACCACGCGGCGAGTGCCGTAGCGGTTCTGCCACTTCTCGACCAGCACGTCGCGGATGTACTGGTCATCGATGTAGGCCCGCCAGACGACGTAGCGCTCGAAGACCTCGGTCACCGCCGCGTCGACCGCGGCGAAGTCGTGCTCGTAGTCATCGCCGGCGTTCGGCGGGCGCTCGCAGATGATCACCGGCCACTGGTAGCCCGTCTTGACCTCGGTCGCGACGATCGCCAGGGCATCCACGTAGCGGGCGCCGTCGACTCCGAGCGCGATGATCTCCTGCGCCGGTACGGTCTTCGGCTTGGCCAGCGTCTGCCAGTGCTCGATGTCGAACGCCGCGCCCTCCGAGGCCAGCTTGCGGTTGAGGAAGAAGCGCTCGGCCTGCGCCGCGTCGTGCTCGATCAACGCCTCAATCTCGGCGTCGATGCGGTCCAGGTCGACCCAGCCGCCGCGCTCTTTGGACGAGTCGCCGTAGACCTTCTTGAGGATCTTGCGCCGCTCGGCCTTGTTGCGAACCGAGCCGGCGCCCCCATCGACGTCATCGATGAAGACGCCGGGCTCGGACGGTGTCCGCCAGGCCACCGATTGCTCGACCGGATCGGGGGCGTTGCACGTCTCGATGAAGCGCCCGCCCATGCCGGCCAAGTTGCGCCGCTGGTTGTCGGCCAGCCACCAGCCGTTGTTGGTGCGCACCCACGACTCGGTCTGGTCCTGGATCGCGCAGGAGATCCGCTGGCCCAGGCGCGAGCGCGCGCTGGCCGTGACCGGCTCGATCAGCCCGCCGCCCGGCAGGTTGATGCGCGTCAGCCCCGAGTCGGGAATCCAGGCCGCGAGCGGACCGAGTTCGAGCATCGGCTGCAGCGCCCGCCACGTGTTCGCGGTTTGATCCTCCGAGCAGGCGGTGATCTGGATGTGGGGCGTCGCCCACGGCTGTCCGACCGGCTCACCAGCGGCGTCCCACCCCGCGAAGCGCACCGGGCCGGCGGCCTCGGCGCAGACGATCGCGGCGGCGATCGGCCCCTTGCCCCACTTCTGCGGCCTGACAAGCTGCGCGCCGCGCTGGTAGAGCCACTTGCCCTCGGGCGTGAGCGCGTAGAGGTAGCAGAGGAAGCGAAGCTGCTCGTCGGTCAGGCGGTAGGTCTCGCCGCGCTGGTCACGGTCGGGGACGACGCAGAACGCCTGGATCCAGGCCGCGATCTCGTATCCGAGGCTGGGCACTTCATCGGCATATGCCTCACCGCGCCAGGGCACCTAATCCGTGATCGAGCGGAACTCGTCGCGCAGCGCCAGGCCGCGCAGGATGAAGTCGAACTCGGGCCGGTCGAGCACCGCCGCACGCGCCTGCGGGCGCGTGAAGCCCCGAAAGCGCAGGTCCTGGTAGCGCCACGCGATCCGGGCCAGCAGCGGCCGGTGACGCGGCTCGACGCCGGCGATCAGCGCGTAGAACTCGGCCAGTGTCACCGGTTGATCTCGCTATCCGCCGTCACGGCCCGGTAATCGAGTCGAAGTTGGCCTTCATGCCCGAAAGCACCAGGGCGTTGAAGAGGTCGCGGCGCTGCGTGACCATGCCGGTGGCGGTGGCGGCGGCGACGCCGGCATTGAGCAGCACGCCGAGCTGGTAGGCGGCGGCGGCGTCCTTGTAGCGGAAGCGATTGGGAAGCGCGGCGAGCAGGGCGTAGAAGGCGGCGAGGGTCATGGGTCTCCTAAGGGCCGGCGATGGCGTCGAAGCTCATCAGCAGGCCGTTGTCGTTGAGCGCCCTGAGCTGGTCCGGGTTGCTCTTGGCCAACGTGTGCGCGGCCGGGTCGGCGTGACCCGCGAGGTACGCCTGGCGCAGCTTGTAGTTGGCGCCGGCCAGCAGTCCGCGGGCGCGCAACGAGTAGGCGCCGGCGTTGATCTCGGCGTAGAAGGCGGTGCAGGTGGCGGCCATCAGGCGCCGTCCCCGGTCCCGGCGACGTCCCCGCCTCCGCGCTCGCGCACGATCCGCAGCCGCCGCGCCTCGACGGCCTGCTGGTTGGCCTTCTGCGCGGACTCGGCCTCGACCGGGTTGCGCCAGCGCAGGTCGCGGCGACCCTTGGCGTTCAGGCCCAGCGTGGTCTGGATGCGCAGCCGGTGCTCGGCCTTGAGCTTGTAGTAGTCCTGGCCGAGTTCGAGCGCCAGGGCGACGTCACCGGGCGCCCACTGCGTCGTGACCGAGTCCGAGCGCCACAGGTCCCAGATCCACTTCGGCACCACCCACGGCTTCGCGTCGGCCTTGTACCAGGGCATCGGGTAGGCCGGCAACACCAGCTCGAACTCGGCGGGCAGGTCGACCCATTCGCCGAGCGCCGGCTGGTTGTAGCGCCGCCGCTGCCCCGCGTCCTTCAGTGGCCGGCCGGGCATCTACAGCGTCTCGATGATGAACACGATCGACGCGGCGATCAGGGCGATGTCGCAGGCCACGCGACAGAAGGCGGCGAAGTCGGTCATCGGTGGAACACCTTCCTGCGCTTGCGGGTGGGTCGGGCTTTGTCATCGACGGCCATATGGCACTCGTCACACAGCGCGAGGCCGCATTCAGGCTCGTAGCCGGGCCTGACGTGGTGCGCGACGGTGGCCAGCGCGCCGCAGCGCTCGCAGTGGCCGAAGGAGCGGGCGAAGACCATGCGCCGGAAGTGCTCCTGGGCCGCGTAGTCGCGCGTCGACCAGCCCTCGCCGGGCTGACGACCGTGGTCGGGACAGGGCGAGAGGTGCGGACAGCCGGGCGTCGAGCAGACGTGGTTGGAGCGGAGGCGCATCGCGACCTCGGTCCCCGGCGCCGCACCCCCGCCTACGGGGTCGGTGAAGCCACATCCGCAGCGAGGGCGTGAACGGCGGCGGCTGCCAGTAGCCCGAGGGCATACCGTCCGGGGACGCTTGAAGCTTACGAGGCGCCCACTCGGAATTTTTTCGAAAATTTGCCACCATTCGCCGCCGGCGCGTAACCGCGGCACCGGTCCCGACCTTCATACGCCCGCCGCCCCGGCGAGCCAGGGACCGGCTGCGGGGTTCGACTCCCCGTCGCGCCGCTTGATCCGCATCGAGGCCCCGCACTTCGTCGCCGCCGTCGTGCTCGACGGGGACCGGGTCGTCCGCGCCGCGCCGATCCTGCGCTACATGCACGGCTGGCCGGCGCAGCGCGTCATCGGCTACTGCCGGCGCAAGGGCTGGGCGTTCAGCGTCAGCGCTTGAGCCGCGCGAGCTGCCGGCGCAGGTAGCGCTCGCGGGCCTCAAGGTGCGCCAGCTCGCGCCCGATCTCGTCCGCGGTGGCCTCGCGCCGCTTTATGCGCAGATCCAGGGATTTCTGGCGTGATTGCGCGCTCAAGCGGATCTGTTCGTCCTCGCTGACGGCTTCCGGCTCGCCCTGCAGCGCCTGCGCGGGGTTGCCGACGTAGCCGTCCTCGCTGCGTTTGGCCAGATAGCGCGGCTCGATCACGCACTAATGGTAAGTGCCCGGACCGTAGACACTGCGAGCGCCCTCGTCCCGATTCT